TAGACAACGCCACAGCCTATGCTATCAGCAAAAACTGTGGCGTATCTATTCAGGCCGTAGATAAGTATAAAAACGGTGTATCAGATATTATGAACATGCGTTTAAAACACGCTATCAGCATGACTTCTTACGCCCATACACTACAAGAAAAACAGTGAGCACCATCACTGTTTTTTCTATTTTGAGCAAACAAAAAACTGCAAGCTACTACCTGCGGTTGGTGTACTATATTTTTGGTTTCATACAGATTTTTAGTCAGATCTTTAAGAAAGCAATTCGTTAACTCGATCTTGCACGGCTTGTGCGTCGTAACCAGCTCTCGATAAATTATCATATCGTTCTTGTCCATTGCCCCAAAGTCCTTGAATGACCTCGTTAGCTACGGTATTAAGATCCACGGTGTCTTCGCCACCTAAAAGGCTATTTACTTTGTCTTGAACCTCTTCGGCATCATAACCTGCATCAGTTAGTCTGTTGAAACGCTCTTGACCGTTCCCCCACAAGCCTTGTAGCACTTCATTAGCTAACGTATCCAAGTCTTTACTAGTATTTTCAGCATTTAAGAAGTCATTTACCTTGTCTTGCACGGCTTGAGCATTATATCCCGCATTTGATAGGTTATCAAAACGTTCTTGACCGTTACCCCAAAGTCCTTGAATGACTTCACTGGCTACAGTATTAAGGCTTTTTAGGTTGTTTTTATTGATTGGGATATCTTCTTCCTCATCATCTAACAAGACTATATTCTTGTCAAAAGGATTGCTAGAATATTGCCACCAACAAATCCCGTCCATACTTGGGAAGTATTCAAAGTCAGCGTTTCCATCATTCAACCCATATCCAGCAATCCAAAGGCTGTTAGGAAATTGCTCAAGAATCTGCTCATAATAAATATTATTAAGCGTGAATGGCTTGTAGCTGTAATAGATTGGCTCATAGCCATTTTCTTTGAGGATTTCCATAAAGCGCAGACAAGCATCTGTATTTGCCTGTTTATCTCCGCTTGCGTGGTCTTCGTAATCAAGACACAAGTATTTTACTTTTTGAGGTACATTATCAAGGAAGTAGCGTGCTTCTGCTTCTGCTTGTTCTACGTCTCCACCAAACCAAGCAAAATGGTAAAAGCCAATAGGGTTAGATTGTTCCACTTGAGCAGATAAGCAAGGGTTTAAATAGGTCGTACCTTCTGAAATTTTGATAATAGTATTCTGTGTACCCATATCCTCCAAAATACCTGTAATATCGTATCCATTGTGGCTAGATACATCGATGAATAAGTCGTTTTTCTTCATTTTTAATCCTCCTTCGGATTTTTGTATTCAAGTGCTTGCTTGCTATCAGTCAGACCTTTCGTTGTTGGGTCTGGAATGATATTCAAGATGTTTACAATCGTCAAACCAACAAGATAGGGATTTGAGAAAAATTTTCCTAGCAAGTCGAAGATAACTCCCCAACTAACCAAATCTTCCAGTTTGAGATTGAAATATGCAAGAATTGGCAAAGCTAAAGCGAATGCCACTCGCAATAAGAATGTTTTGTTTTTAAAATTGAAACGTACTTTCCAATTAATCATATGTTTTTCCTTTCTATTATGGCAATATTGTTGGCCAAGGTTCGTCTGTTAGGTATGAGATGGAGCTTATACGGATATCTCCAATGTCTCGGTCGGTTGGTACAGGGTTTAAGAATTGGAATCTTAAATGATTTCGGTCTCCAGCTCCTCCTACATACCATGTACCGTACACGATTCCATTATCGTTATATATATTACCAATTAAGGATGATTGCGTTCTAAACCCTGTAGGTATATTATCTCTAAAAATGATAAAACAATTTCTTTCTCTGTCTGTTTCTTGAAGAATATAGCCTTGACCACCACGTCTTACAATTCCGAACCAGCCCCATTGAAGACCTCCAAATTGATATAAGACCAGATTGTTAACGCGTCTTACTTTTACAAACGAATTTCCCAGTTTCGATACTGTATTCAACGTTATCCAACCAGTATCTCCAATCAAGACACGCCACCCTGTGTTACCATTTCCGCTCTCTTTAATCCATTTCAGAGCGCCGTTCGTGACATTGACATCTACATAGGTCGTCCCAATTTCGGCAGTTATCCGGCCCTCTGGCGAACCTGTGCCACGGATTTCATGGCCTACGTTGTCCGGTAGCGGTAGAGTGACATTATTACCCCCGACAATGCCGAGGGTATTGCCTATCAAGGTCAGCCTTGGTTCAGGCTTCTGGTTAAGCACCTTCATGTCACGGCCAACCGCTTTAGCAAATTCCTCTAAATTACTCATGGCTATCACGCTTTCGCAGCGTTATAGGTTGCGACCAGGTCAACATTGGCAAAAGAGTCAAGTCGTGTACCAAGGTCAGCCAATTTTTGCACGACTGCGCCTTCAGTATCGCCACTCATGCTAGCGATTTTCTCAGCGATTTCTTTGAGTGTATTGAGGTTTTCAGGAACACCCTCGCCTAAAATATCGTTCTTAACTGCGGTTTTAGCTTGTTCAATCAATTGTGTGACTGTCGCATTGTCAATCTTGCCGTTAAGCAGTTGTTTCAATTCCTTGATGTCAACTCCAACCGCTTGTGCGAACGCAATCAATTTACTTGTATCCATAATTTTCTACACCTTTCCTAAGTTATAAAATGTTAACAAGTCAGGAAATTCCTGACTCACTGTGCCGTCATCACCTACAGTCTTTCCTGCAAGTTGCTTCTTAACTTCTTCAGCAATATCCAGCTCCTTAAGAGCATGAATTTCCTCTGTGACCAGGTTCTTATCCGATTTGGTGATTCGGATTTGAGTAGAGTCGTCGCTTGGGAATGTATATCCACCCACTGATACCTCGATTCGATATAAGCCAGCAGGTAAAATCATGCCCAAATTAAAGGCAACTGCGCCATTTGTCACGACTGCCGTTTTGCGTAATTGCTCCTGACCTCTCGTCAACGTGATAGCTGCCTCTTGTCCTTCAAGCTGTGGAATCGGCTCATGATTTTCATCCAGTAAAGAAAAGGCAAATGTGGAAGCCACATCGCCCTGCTTAACTAAAAATCCACCGTCAACTTGTTCGAGATTGGTTGAATTAAGAACATAAGCCATTCTTTGCTCCTTTCTCGTCTTCAACTAAGATGTCGTCTCTGATTTGCAACGCCTCAAAATTGTTGTACAAGTGGTCAATGTAGCCATTGCCACCAAGAGCCTTGTAGCTATTGTGCATGTTCTCGACTACATAGAACTCATCCTTTGTGGTAAATCCACGGCGGATAGCCCTGCGAATATCACGATCGAGACGCATCCTCATTGTTACAAGGTGCGCATCGTCGTGAAGTTTTAGCTTTTCCTGTACTTCGTCAATTTTAGCGTTATTCTCGTCAGCAGTAATCTGGACATCTTTGATTTGTTTCTTGACATCATTTAATTCCGAAATGATTTGGTCTGTCAATTCCTTTGATTTCTTCGGCATTTTATAGCCCAACCAAGCGATAACGATTGGTGTGGCAACTGGTAGCACATTCATGAAGAAATGCTCAACGTGTTGTAAGACGTCCATAGCCACCTCTATTCTTTAGGTTCAAACTTCCATGCTGCGCCTGTTCCGTCAAGTTCAAGACGACCGTTGCGAGCAAAGTCGCTGACAGGTTCACCGTTATATGTGAACTCACGGTTAAGTTGAACCAATACACGCTTACCTTCACCGTTCACTTCCGCATGGTTAGGGTCTTCAATGGTAATCAAGTCATGTGCCATATAATGCTTACCAACTTCAGCAAGTGGAATCAACTCTACCAATTCCTTGTAGATAGTTCCATAAGCGATTGTCTTGCCTGCTACAGCATTTAAAACGACCGCATGGATGATTTTACCATAGCGGTCAGTTTCTTCTTGATTATGCTTAACTGCTTGGTCTGTTGCCGTCTGTTTCGCTTTAGTTTCAGCAAGTTCATGAGTCGCTTCTTCCAATTTTGCTTGCGTCTGAACGATTGCACTAGCTGGGTCAAGTTCTGCCTTCACCACATCAAGAACTGCCTGGATAAGCGCTTCTTGACTTTCATGTGTTCGATCGCCAGACAAGCCTGCTTGCTCATAACTGTATCGTTGGCCATGTTCTTTCTTGATGGTAACAATCGTTACGTTCTCAGGTTGACGGTAGTAAGGGTTATTTGCTAGTTCGTATGTTTGTGTCATGTTCTATTCTCCTTTTTGCATTTTAGCTTTTGTTTCTTCGAAAAGTTCTCTGAGAGCCGGTTCGTATTTCAGCACCTCGTTCATTGCTTTTAATTCGCTTGTTGCAAGTTGGTAAAATGCCTCATTTTGAGCCGATTCCAACTCACTTTTAGCCAATTTAGTTGCTAGTGAGTTCATCACTAATTGATCCAGTGTTTCGTTCATGCTATTTCCTCCAATTTTTGATTTAGCTCTTGAATGGCCTTTATTAAATAAGGTACGAATTTTGAATAATTGATTGTTAAATGATTATCCTCTCCCTCATATTTCTCTACTGCACCAGGGATAATATTTAACACTTCTTGCGCGATCAGACCGATTTCTTCATGAGTCTTATCCTTAATGTAGTCAAATGCGACTAAATTTAAAGCATTTATTTTATCCAATGCCTTGACTAATGTCGGTTCAATATTCTCTTTCAATTTTCTATCCGAACCGGTTGTGATTCCAGCGTGTTGTCTCCATTTCCCAGTGACGATTTGACTCCACCAGACAACTCTATTGTATCCACCATCAGGATTATCCCCTTCACCTTCCACATCATCATAGCCAATCCATATTCCTCTCGGAGCATTGATTCTAGAGTAGAAATTAACCTTTGATGTACTTGCGAAATCCACTTTCGAATAGAAATCTACATCATTTCTACAATACATCTTCCCGTCTGTATTGACATACCAAGCTTTGGGGCCAGGGGTGTCTAAGCTTTCACCCCAATTTGCCCAAAATGCGTTTCTGTTCGCACCAGCGTTCGTTCCGTTCCCCATCCCAATACTAACAGAGTTAATTCCTGTTATGAAATATCCATTTCTGTTCGCGTATTTACCGAATCTGAAACCTCCAATTTTACCTTGAAAACCTTCTAGAAAGGTCGCAGTGACTACGACAGACCGAAGCTTGTTGATAAATGCCTCTTTCGCAGCAAGCATATCTGTGAAGATGTTACTTGCCACTAGCTTGTTAGCAAAGGCTTGGTCCATTCTCACTTTATCAGCAGTAACGGCTTCAGCACCTATAATTGTAGACGTGACCGAACCAGCTTCAAAATTGGCTGTCTTCAGCTTGTCAACCATTGCTGACTTGATAACTGCCTTATCAATCAAGGTTTCGCCAGTGATGTGAGTCAGTTTACCGTCAAATCGGTTATACCCATTAGCACCCAGATTAATTCCAGAGATGATATCCCCAGCTGAGTTAATGTTTTGAACGGACCATGAGCCGGCCAACTGTCTTTGAACGGTTTTCAGACCTTCATTCTTAGACACCTCAACCTGGAACAGCTGATTGGTCATAGCCATGCGAGCGACCTTGTTAGAGATGTCGTTCTCATTACTGCCAATAATACGCTCATAGAGTTGGCTGGTTTCTTTGACACGCTGGAAATCGACTTGGTTAGCTTTGCCAGCTATCTGAGATGTGATACTTGCAAATTGACCATCTACTGTCTGCTTGTACTGAGCTATTTTCGTAGCGATATCGTTGTTCGTCTGCGTGCTCATCGCACTAAATCGACGTTCTAGACCTCTCACATCCTCTTGATAAGATGATTTCCCAACGTAATCTCTGGATATCTGCTCACGTACTGCGCTGACTTGACGAGCACTCTCGTTTCGAGCATAACGCTGCAAGCTCTCTTGTCGCTGACCGTCCTTGCTGATGTAAGTTTCAACAGCTACCATTTTAGTAAACAGACCGTCTGCAGTGCTCTTAACTTCATTCAGCTTAGTGCCGTACTGAATCTTGAACGACTCAATCTGATTAAGCACATTTTGAGAAGAGTTCTGCAGATTAGTAATGTCTGCTCTTGCTCGCTCACCAATTCGCTTGGCTTCCTCAGCGAGTGAATTGCTTGCACCAGCACTTCTCAAAGCCTCTTCGGCTTTACGTCTGGCTTCTTGGATTGAAGAGTTATCAAACGATTGAAACTTCTTGTCGATTTCGTCAGCAATTTTACGTTTGACTTCTTCGGCTTTGGCTTTAGCAGCATTCAACTCATCTGTGAACTGATTGACCAATTCTTCTTTTTTTCGGTCAAAAGCCAAATCAGCATTTTTCAATTCTTTGGAAATCTTTGCATCGACACTTCCTAACAATCCTTGGGTTTCATTCTTCAATGCGTCACTGACCATGGTGCCGATTGCATTTGCAAGACCAGACTTAAACTGGCCGAAACCGATCGATTTCAGTTTCTTAGCCATTGGCGAATAGGTGTATTTCGTAATCTTCTTACGAACATCTAAACCAAAACCCTCGTGGTAAATGCTGACAACATCGAACATCTGAACAGGTACATCACTCTGACCAACAACCTCAATCTCAAGGCTATCTTCTAGCATGTCGCATAAAGTGGTTCTGAAATACTGCTCACCGTACTTACGAAGGCTTGCTTCATCTTTCACATCCTGATCATTAACCTCAACCACATCTTCGTAGATTTGACTGTACTTGTTAATCAGCGGACTTTCGATAGTAACCGAGTAATGCTTGTCAGGAGTTTTCTCTCCCTCGCCTTTAATAGTTGTTTTAAAGGTAATTCGAGTTCTCAAAGACTTGGTTGAGGTCTTATGTTGATAGCTAGACAAGTTCTTTTTGTACATAAAAAGCGATTCATTTTCTGAACCGCCGTTTTTCAAAAGCCGAACCTGGTAGCCGTGTCTGACTAAATCCCCACCCCACTGACCAAGGATAGAGTGTTTGTCTTTCGCAAATACCTCCATCGCTTTTTTAGAATCAGTGTTCAAGGTGTGCCTATCCCAAATATCTGAAAAGAATGAAAATGGATGTTGTCGGGTAATGCTTCCTGCAAATCGACTCAAAGCAGACACACCCGTCTCTCTATCTAGATTAATGGCATTTACAACGTAGTTATTCAAGAGACTAAGAACTTGATTAGCATATACTTGGATATAGCCATTTTGCTTTTCAATTTCAAAAATAACAAAATCCTGCTCACCGTGTAGGTCATCTGCAGTCAGGAATGTTTCTTCTCTCAGTAATTCCCATTTAGGGTCTGATGTAGGAAATCGAAAGGTTAGTTGATACGTATTATTTCGTTCTTGGACGATTTCGTCATTGTAAGCCTCGTTCAGAGGCATATTGCCATTTGTAAGGTAAATCATATGATATACCTCCAATTCGGCCTCACAGTTACCTTAAGAATATTTCCAGTGAATACTAGACTGTTATTTCCAACTGCTAACTCAAAGAAGCCTCCACGTTTTCGTAGAGTATTTTGAATAGCACCTTCAGCATTGTAGATGTTTTGTTTCTTATGTCTACAATCAATCGTGGCTTTCTGTCTAATCGTCAAGTGCATGGTTGTACGCCCAATTGTCAAAGAAATATCTCCGTCACCTTCAATCTTGATTACTGGCTCGCTATAGACTGAACCTGGATTGTTAATGTTTCCACTTGATGTGAAAATTAAAGGTTCAACAGATTTTTGATAACGGAATGGTTGCATACTCAACTTGATTTCTAGTTTCCATCCGTGCATACCTTGAGGTTTGTATTTTGCACTGACGAAATCAGCATAAAATAAAGAGCCTAGCTGGTAGCTAAACTCTAGCGTATTATCTTTTGGTTGAAACCTCTCCACGATTTTAGACGGGTCTACCGCCCGTGGAAGGTAAAATGCAAACGTTCGTTCATAACTCTCATAAGCACCATCCAGTACCCGATAACTTCCGTTAACCCCAAAAAGGTTAGCAGTTTCAGATACTTTTGGTTTTGCTGCTTCCACATCACCAAAATCTGTCACCACACAATTTGGGAGGGTTGAAGTATTGAATCCGTTAATAATCATATAATTCATTAAATTCCCTCCCTCGCATAGATTGCACCTTGTCGTTGATAGCTATTCAAGGCTATCTTTTCACCGTCCAGGTAAGTATCTGACGGCTTTTCAAGGATAGCCGTAAGGATTTTTTCCATACTTTCTCTCAGAATTGCTATCTCAGACACGGTTTGACTGTCTTTTGCCTCGATTTCAGCCTTTGGCATAGCCAAACTTGCTTCAAGATTTTTGGCAATAGTAGGTGTTCCACTTAATCCAAAATCATCATTTGAAAATGCGTTTGAGATCTCGCCAGCCATTCCGCTGACAGATTTCTTAACATCTTTGAAACGGTCTTGCAACCCTCTATTCAAACCTTGCATAATCGCGTTACCAGCAGGAATCAAGAGCTTGCGGTCATACTCAATCGGACCTTTGTGGTCAGCAATCCAACCAGCGATACCACCGACAAAGTCAGTAACTGCACTCCAAGCAGACTTCAAACCGCCTAGGAAACCATCAAGGATAGCCTCACCAGCTGACCATAGGTCAATGTTTCGGATACCATCAAAGATACTCGTAACATTGCTTACAAGGTCACTAACACCTTGCTTCATACTCTCCCACGCACGCTGAGCTCCTTGTACAAGCCCATCAATCAGACCTAAGACTGTTGATTTCAATCCTTCCCAAGCGTTGCTTGCGACAGATTTGATTGTGTTCCAGATATTAGATAATATCTGAGCAAAGCCATCAAAGATAGCCTTACCTGTAGCAGACAACCCGTTCCAAATCGCCTCACCGACGCCTTTTATAGCATTCCAAGCAGTTCCCCAATCACCATTGATGATAGCCATGACTGCTTTTATAATGCCACTAATGACATCCATAGCCGTCTGAATAGCAATCTTAATCAATTCCCAAACCGTTGTTACTACAATGCAGATATTGTTCCACGTCGCTTCAATGAAAGGAGCAAGGATATTCATTGCGGTTTCAATAATGGATTGAATAATCGGCATAACCATCTGAATAACTGTCTGGATTGCGTTCCAGACAGTTGTGAACGTTTGTTGAATCAAACCTTGATTTTCAGTCCACCATAGAGAAATACCGTCCCAAACAGACCTAATAAAATCAACAACTGCTTGGATAATTGGAGCAACAACAGCCATCATATGGTTCCAGACGGTTGTAGCTGTTTCAACAATACCATTCCAAACTTCGGTCAAGACTGGTGCGACAGACTGCCACACACCAGAGAACCAATCCATGAAGCCTTGCCAGATTTGTCTACCCATCTCGGTTTGAGTAAAGAAATAAACCAAACCTGCAGTTAATGCAGCGATCGCTGCAATGGCAATTCCAATCGGATTGGCACTCATTGTAGTAAAGAGACCCGTGACTGCTGTTTTAATTGTCGTTAAGACAGCAGGTATTCCCGATAACATTCCCGAGACTGCCGAAAATGCTTTAAAAGCTAAAAATGCAGAACCAAGAGCGGTAACGATACCACCCATGATACTTCCTAGACCTTCGCCAAAGATCCCACTGAAAACACCCTTGATTCCTCCTAAAATAAGGTTAGGAATTTGCTTCAAAATATTTCCAATCATCGGAATTAGGTTCCCGAAAAGAAATGTGGATGTCGTTTCCATCAAGGCTTGCAAAGCGGGCTGGATATCCTCACCCAAAGATAACTTCCCTAGCACATTCTGAGCAGCTGCTTTCATAGATTCAAATGATCCAGTGAAAGTTGTTGCTGCCTCTCTCGCTGTTGTACCAGTGATGTCCAAATTCTCTTGGATGGCGTGAATGGCGCTATAAACATCTGACAAGTTATTTATGTCATACTTAACACCTGTCAATTTTTCTGCATCAGCTAAAAGCCGTTGCATCTCTTGTTTTGTACCACCATAACCCAATTTCAAGTTGTCCAGCATCGTATAATTCTGCTTGGCAAAGCCTTGATAAGCCAGTTGAATACTTCCCATAGATGTCCCCATCTTATTGGCATTATCCGACATATCAATCATGGCCATATTAGCTATGTCAGCTGCTTTATCTGTATCTCCTCCAAGAGATTGTAGCAAGCTAGCTGAGAAACCTGTAACATTTTCCATATAGGCATTGGCTGAGAGACCTGTTGTCTTGTAGGCCTCGTTTGCAAATCCTTTAACCTTATCAGCTGAGTCTTTAAATAAGGTTTCGATACCACCTAGCGATTGTTGAAGCGCTGCCCCTTCATTCAATGTAGCACTTAACGCTTTGCCAATTCCAGCTGCTGCAACAATCTTTTTGAAAGTTCCTACTAAATTTGAACCGAGGGATTGACCTGCACTCATTCCTGCAGAGGCAACTTCACCACCCAATTCTTTTTGAATCATTCCACTAATACCCTTAGCTGATGGAATGATCTGAACGTAGGCTTTTCCTAATTCAGTCGCCACTATTCCTCACCTCCTGTTTTCGCAAGTAAAGCCTTGCGATAATTTTCAAAGTCCTCACCAGATTCAAAGACGAGATAGTCTTTTTCGTCATTCTCACTCTTATCTCTCTTAATTAATTGATCCGCGATGGATGCAGGACGATTAACACCCTTTTGCCCATCCTTCGTTTGCAACCACAAAGAAAGAGACAGTCTGTCTACGATACTTGCAAGTAACGTCGTTTCCAGAGGGACGATTTGGTCAGACATAATCTGCTTTATCCGCGAATCATCACGCAACCCATACGCAAAAACAGCCACCTGATTTAAAGATAGCTGTTTATAGTCGTATATCTGGTAGGTTTCCGCCAAATCACAGACAAGAGCATCCTCGTCTATGTTAATCATCTGAGCAAGGACTAGGATTTTTTTAGGTCTTTATTAGCTTCGAAAATGCTCTTAATATCAGCGAATAACACTTCAGAATCAAGGAAATCTTCCCCTTCTTCCAAGTGATTTAAGAATTTTTCAGCTTGTTCTTGTCCAAAAAGGAGATTGAGCATTTTTTCAGCTGCTTCAAAATCCCCTTTTTCCATCTTGGAAGCTGCACGCATGAGATAAAAGTTTTTCAATCGTTTTTTAGGGATTTTGTACTCAAACCCTGATTCCGTTGTTCCTTTTAAGATTTCTTCCATTTACTTTACGCTCCTTGAATGTATTCGTAGTGAGTGTTCTCACTGTTGTCTGGTAATGCAGTGATTGTCAATTCATAGCCGATAGGTTCGCCGTCTTTATAGCTGATTTCTCCAATTTCGCTAACCTTACCACGAGGAATGACAACACGTTTCACATAGCCGTTTTTCAACAATGTATCAATAACCAAGCTATGTTCTGGCAATTCTTTACCATTAGCTTTTACAGTGATACCTGTTTCAAGGGTTCCTGAAACGTTATCTGGTCCATAGACTTCTTTCAAGACTTCAATGTTCAGACCTTCAATCAATTTGTATTTGAAGGTGTCTTTTTTTTCAGTTTGAGAAGACAAGACTGTTTGTCCGCCCCACGCTTTGACTTCTTCTGACTCTGGTGAGTTCTCATTGGTCAATCCATCTTCTGAAATATACCCAAGCGTTTTAAATGCAGCATCCAATACTGTTTTGGCATTTAGTGGTAGATTTGTTCCAGCTGGTGCAGTAGATACTGCTCCTCCAATTTTAGGCTTTGCAGCCGTTACATTTGATGCTGATGCAGTCGTCATATTCTTTCCTCCTGTTGATTCTGCATTTGGTGTTCTTACTTCTGTCGCTTCTAATTCTGGCGCCAAAACTACACCTCCTTTTTAAAAATAATTAATGTCATATACCGCTTGATAGCGATATTGCTTCGTTTTCGTGTCTGTAAAGTTGTAGTCACTATTGTGATGCACACCGCTGACTTCGTTGACTGTAATGAGATCCTCAACTACTTTCTTGACTTTCTCATTTAACTCAGCAGCCTTTTGAAGTGATGGTGCATAACTTTGAAAAGCGAATGTGGCAGAATGAACGTAGTCAGTTCCACCACTTCCAGTCTTTTCTAAAATGACATAACTCTCAGGCATTTTCGGTTTATGTTCAAAAAAAGACGGAACATCTAACTGTCCGTCCAAAAATTTCTTTATAACTAATTCGATCATCTTGCTCTCATAGCCTTCAGTAAAATATTATGTTTTTTATTTCTGGCCATGCTCTTGATATCAGTCGTACTAATCTTTGCATTGGCACGCTTTTGCCCTGGCGATACAGTCAATTCAAACCCCTCACCAGCTCTTTCAGCAATCCCTTGCCCTTTCTCTTCTAAAATATCTTGCATTTCAGGAGAACGTAACAGAGCAGATACTCCTAGTGGGTTCAATTGAAACTTCATATTACTCATAAACTTCAACCATGACCTTTCTATTCCACGATAATGGAATCATTGACTCAATCCCCTCTTGAGGGATGCCAATCGTCCGCCATTTACGACCAAAAAACTTGACCTCACGATTTTCCCACTTATTGGTGTCCCCTTTGGGAATACCAAGTGTATAGACCGCCTTCTTCCCAGTCAAGTTCATTTGATTGATGACGTCCTCTGATGAAGTTGGGACAACCAATACATTTTGAACCTCAATCTCAACATCACGATGGATTGGATGACCGAAATCGTCGTTACCAATTTCCACCTTGTCTATTAAAATGACAGGGATTCCTTTTAGGTAGGTCATAAATCTCAATCGCTCCATATCGTTGTTTTTTCTTCAAACCAAGCCTTTTAAGTTCGGTATCTTTGATAAAGAGACCGCCTCCAGGAACAAGGTAAGAACCACTAAACGAATAACCCAAGGCACTTTCAGATACCTGAGTCATTGGTTCATGGTCTGTTGAGGTCATGAGGGTTCGTGCCACGATATCGACCGTGACAGACTTAGCAACACTAGCGAATGACACGCTTTCAGCTACCATATCGTCAAGGTCTTTACCGACTTTTTCAGCTTCAACTCGCAAAGAATTAGATACAACTTCCAACAAAGCCTCAGCCCTTGCACGCTCATCAAATTTCAACGAGCGCCACAACAATTCCAGGTCCTCAATCTTTGCAAAATTTTCCATAGCTTAACCCTTGTTTTCCTCGTACAAGGCTACCAAGTCGGATTTTTTTGAACCCTTATCGTAATCAATACCTAATTCATCCAAACTAGACTTCAATTCCGCTACGGTCATGTCTCCTCCGCTTGGAGCCGTATCTTCCACAGGCACCCAATCTCCGCCAAGAATACTCTCAGCGGAGATAATCACGCCCGTTTTTGTATCACGGTATAAAGCCATAAAACTTACGCTTTCACACGAGCGAAGGCATCTTCATCAAGAATACCCCAGCCGATAAAGGCTTCCGCACGCAAGCAGATTTCATTGTAGGCTTTAAGGTCACGACCAGCACCGTCTGGATCTCCGTATTCGATGATTTCCATTGGGATATTTTCAGCATAACCCCACTTGAAGCGGTTTTGGAAATCCCCTACAATGACGTGGTCTGTTTCAGCACTTCCACCAGTGACAGTAAGGTTCTTGTTGATGTCTGATTTCATTCCGTAGAATGAATCAGGATTTTGGCCAAAGCGAAACTCAGGATATTGAATAACTCCGTTAACCTTAACTTTCGCCAATGCTTGCCCAGCAGCTGGTGACAAAGCAATACCATTTACTTCATATCCTCTCGCTGTAACTTGCTGTACTGCTGACTCCAAATTCTCATCGATCTTAGTTTCATCATACGTCACGATACTTCCATTGATTACACCATCAAATGAGTTGGTTGCACGGAAAGAAGCATCCGTCATTGTTTTTGGCTCTAAACCATGAAGAGCAGCAAGGTCAAAGGCTTCCGCAATCTTCTTAGCAAAACCATCCATGTAAGCTGACAAGAAGTTCATTTGCTTTTCTTCTGAAGCATACTTGAACTCATCTGTAATGCGAGCTTGGTATACAAATTTAAGAGGTTTGATTACTTTTGGTGTGATTTTAGCTTTACCAGCTTGTTTTTGTTCACCCTCACCGACAATTTGAGCGTTTCCTTCAAGATTGAAGATAAATTGCTCTACTCCATTAAATGGAATAGGTGTTTGTGCTGACAATTTAGCCAGTACAGATTTTCCCTGTACCTTGCTGATTAATTCTGTTACTAGTTCTGGTTTAAAAAGTGTTCCACTTTTCATTGAATTATCTGCCATAATTTTTTATTCTCCTTTTGGTTGTAATTCACGAAGCATCTGCTTCATTTGCATAGTTTTGTCATCACCGATAGCAGGCTCAGTATCTCTTAGTGGTGCTTGAGGGGTTGCTGGTCTCATAAAACCAGCTAGACGCTCAGCGTCAGCCCTTAACGCCTCTTCGTCAGCACCTTGAAGACGGTCAGCCAAGTCATAAGGCAAGCCATTTTGTAAAGTGATACGAGTTCGCAAGCTAGCAGTTTCATAATTGCTCACTTGCCCCTGCAATTCAGTGATTTGAGCGTCTGATTTGGCGATTGTCTGTTTTGTTTCCTCAACAGTAGCTTTCAAAGCGCCATTTTCAGATTCTAGTTCTGAAACACGTTTCTTGAGTTCATCATAATCACCGAATTTTTCACGCTCACGTCTGAGACGTTCCTTCACGATGTTATCTAGCTCTTCCTGTGTTTCAATCGTTTTAAATTCAGACATCTTCATGTCTCCTTTCTCCTGCTTTCCCGGCAGTTCGGTAATTTTTTAGGCATCAAAAAAAGCAGTCTTTCAACTGCTCCTCTTAATAACTGATTTTTTGCTTTTTCTTAGGCTTAGTTGTCAAACAAGCCCAATGCGCAAGCAAGGCGCTATCCATCAAAGAAATATCCATATCCGCAAAATGCGATCTATAGCCAAACCCACCGTTTGAACCAATGTTCCGCTTCTCACAGTTGGTTGTGATTTTCTTCAAAGACGGTTGACCAGCATGGCACAAGGTCTTTTGATAAATCCCCTGCTCCCACATCGAGTTAGCCACGATGATTTCCTTGACCGTGGGCAATATCACGCTCTTCATGCGTTCCTTTTTCAACTCTTCATCAAGGATTTTCTGACCACTTGCCCCATCGACTACGATAGTAGCCACATCGGCACGCTTGACAAAATCCAAGATCCAGTCATTCCCGTTACGGACAGACTGACAGTCAATCGTCTCAACAAAAATCCTCTCATCTACCGTGCGAACAGCAATACTTAATGCCACGTTTGCACCATCTTGACCATATTTGACTCCGACAAACAACTTACCTGACAAATCAGGCATAGAGTCCACACACAACTCATTCCATTCCGTTTCCGAAATAGCAGATTTCTGGTTGTATTCTGGCCAATAACCCAAACGCTGAACATTATGGTCTAGCTTATCATCACCAAGTTCGGCTTCTATCTTCCGCTCATTCAAATGGTACCCCATTGAGGGATTGGAGTTATACCAGGCATCGACATCATCGATTTCTTTTTCCTCAGAAACCGACCATTCTGCCCAACCTGAGTATTTTCCTTTCCCAAAAAGGCAATTCTTACGGTAATTGGTGAATACCGTCCCATTTGAAACAGGTGTAGGAGGTGTCCCACACATGATTGTGATTGGATTGCTACTATCCGTTACCGTATATTTCAAGGCCGATTCCTGCTCAGTCGTATATTCCTGAGCCTCATCGATTACAAGAAGGTCAAAACCTTCCCCCAAACCACCATTGGATGTTCTGGTACGAAATTGTACAATCCCACCGCCGTCAAACAGTTCAATCCGCTCTTGTCCCTTGGCTCGTATAGAGCTAAAGTGCTCACCGTCCACATATCCCATTTTTTCAAGGTAACGTTTCACCTTTTCAAAAGAGGAATGAGAGGTGGATATTCTATGAGCCGTGTGTAGGATGTTTAGTCCATTATGCAGGCCCCAAAGTTCAAAAAGGTACAAGAGTTCGGATTTCCCATTACGACGAGGAATAGAGTAGCCAAATTTTTGATGCACCCACAAACCATTCTTATCAACCGCCATGATAGAGGTCAACAGATTGACTTGCCAAGCGTAGCAAGAAAGACCCGTCCGCTCGTAGATTTCTACCGCTTCTTTCGCCTTAGAATTTTTCTTGACGTACTTTAAAATTACCGATTGAGTAGGATTCTGATTGCCAAGTTTCTTTCTAGCCATCCACTGCTCCTTTCAATCGTACCGCATGATAACCCTATCGCTGGGAGATATCGGATCACCTCCTAATCTTTAATAGCACAATTTGAAACCTTGGCGTAAACATCCACATAAGTCTCTTTCTTTTCTCCGTTATGCGTGATTTCTGCATAATCTCCACAAGGCTCGCTTGATGTAATTGCGTTCGTACTAACAAGAGCTTTCCAATTTTGCAGGGTCTTGCTAAACCAAACTACAAAGCAGTCTTCTGCTTTGATTTCACGACCTGCCAAGCGTGAAAATTCTTGCGATGCCAATTGTTTTGCTTTTTTTAACATTTTTTATTCCTTTCTGAACATAAAGAAAACCGTATGGAAATCCAAACGGTTTATAGTGATTTATAGCAGTTTATAGCAATAGAATTATAAATATCTCACACAGAACCTCCTTTCAAATTTTCAAAAAGAAAAGCACCTTGACCACTGTCAACGTGCTTATGCTATAATTTCAACTTCCTTGATTTCATCTTCAAAGAGTTTTGTCCATCTGGTTCCTGACTTAACAGACACCCCATCAAGTTCTTCATCATAGACATCCTTGTCCTCATAAAGACAGAGGCCTTCGAATGTCTGGTTGTCAATGTCGGTGATTCTGACAACCTTGTTATTAAATTTTCTAAGTTCCATCAGTCTCCCCTTTCGTAGTATGTCGGTATCAAGTGTGCGCCAGTTTTGCTATATTTGATTGTCATAGCATTTACTGGCTTACCAGTATAAACATCAATTCCCAGTGGCTTATCTTCAAACAAATCAACCTTTTCATTGCTAGTTTGAGCGCCATTTCTACTAGTTTCTAAAAAACCTGTCATCTTGTACTTATCGTACAAAGCATTTACATCTACATGATCATAAAAATAGCTCTTTCCAGACGATGATGTTGACTGAATATGTCTAGCTTGTTTTTCTGGATTGATTTTATCCAGCCAATTGCCATTTTTGAATTTTTCCTGGATATAAACTACATTTTTTAAGCGTTCATATCCCTCACCACTATTATACTTCAAATCCTGAAACTTTGCTAGTGAAATAGGAGCATTTTGAACTCCTAAAACATCAACTATTTTCTTGTATTCCTGAATATCTGCTTTACGATTATTATCACGCACATCAATATTCATTTGCTTACGAATTTCTAACTCATTTGAACTATCCTTGCTGAATTTTTTAGTCCAAGAATTCTGACGTTTCCCGTTTTTAGGATGATAATCAATTACACAAGTACAATGCTTATGTCTTCTGTAGAAATTCGCTGGTTCTTCACCATATATGTAATTTCCTACTAGACTATCACACCATTTACAACAACGTCCAGTAGAACGCCTACTAATCGTCGGTACCAATCCCGTTTTAGCATGAAACTCCGCATTCTTCCTGATTGTATCATCAACAATTGATTGTGTAAAGTTCACAACAGGCTCTTCTAATAGCCAACGAACATTATCAAAACTTTCCTCACTGGCTAAACGATTAACCAGACCATCAATTCGGTCTTGATTCAATTCAGGAACCTGAGCAGTTAACCCAATTTTAGCCTCAGAGTTCAAATTCTTCTGAACTTGCTCAGTATAATCACTCACAAGCTCGTAATTTCGCCCCAGAACGTCCGTCAGCACACGTTGAGCGATGTTGTAATACATTTTACCATCTGGTAGCGTTTCGTTCGTTAGAGAGGCTCCCAGAGCCTTAGAAAGTATCTCCCCAATTTCAATTGCATATTGATTGGCATCCAAATAACTTGCCTTGCTATGCTGCAATTTAGACAGCAAGTCTTTCAAGACCTCACTGTCTAGCCTAGCACCTTCAAACTCAGACTTGATTTTCTTGAGCAGACTCGGAACGATATCCTCCACCATCTGTACCCTCCTTCACTATTGGAGCAGGCTTGTCTGAACCTTTGATTCCAGTCAAGTCACGGATGGTTTCAGCATCCATATAGCCAGGCACCGCTTGATTCAGTTTGATAACACCATCACCAATCAAGGTCAACATGTTAGCGTCCGCCTCAAACAAAGGCTCCCACTTCACGACCGTTTTATTGAACTGCTTTCTCAAATACGGAAACTCATCACGTAAACAAGTAGCCACATAAGCCACATTCAGCAAACCAGAGCCTAGAGAGCGCTGAGCCTTACGACCAGCTAACCGCAAGTTCTCATGACTAGCCTTGATAGCTTCAACAGATGACGGATTGTCAGACACAAAACCAAGATCATCCAAGGTCAAGCCCATTTCTCCAGCAAATCCAGCAGCTGCAGTCCGTAACTGCTCAGTAAAAGGAGACATGCTAGATGTGGTGAATTGACCCACGTTCGGCTTGTCCCCTTCATCATCTTTCGTAAATGTAAGTAAGCTAGATACAGTCGCTTTCCATGTGTCAATTGCCTCTGCATCTTGACTCAATCCCAACACATATTTCTGAGGGAATGAATAGAACTCAGCAGTCACATCTGACCGCTCAAGCGTTCGTTTAGCATATCTCTGATAGTACATTCCTGCCCGAGTAATTCGTGACCGACCAAACGGACGAACCGCATCAGGTCTATGAATGACTGGCACTAGCAAAGGAACCTTAGTTGGATTTCCGATTGCAAACGGCTTTCCATCTTTCGGATAGAACCAAGTCACATCACTAGTAAAATAAGCCTCAAGCACGGCATAGCCATTTTCATCTCGCTTCAGTACTGCATATCCCTCAGTCAGCAAGCCAGTGATAGGATCCAGAACACCAGTTGCATTGCTTGCCTCGATAACTTGCAATCTAGGAGCATCATCGTCATCTCCTTGCGATATGTAAACAAAACAACACGACCCAATCAAAGCTGAAAGGATCGCGCTATCAAAAAATACATCAGGATTATTCTGGGCAAAAATTTCATTCGCCCTAAAATCATCATTGGCAAATTCACGAAAGACCAAACGGTCTGCAAGACTGTCAACACCCTTAGCGCCCCAACCTAAGACTGCTCGATATTGTTGCCTGATTTGAGGTGGTATCGTAATACCAACATCCATCTCATTGTGTTGCATAGCATACTGATTGTATCTAGTATCTACACCCATTTTATAGTTGGCTAACTTCTTCCTTAGATAGCCCATACCTTTCAATGTCATTTTATACAACTACCTTTCATTTTGCGTGAGAAAAAATGTACAGTGACGGTGTGAAGTCCGGAAGCACCGAGGGGGAGGGGGGCACCCCCCTACCTTGGCAGGAACACTCGTCCTTTTTTCAATCTCTATCTAATTATTTTTTTATAACAAGACCTATTTATTATTTTTAAATAATTACTGATGGTTTTAATATTAACTCTTATATTTAAACCAATCTGTACTTTGTGGCAAGTTCCTATTGCCAATGACCTTTGTTCCGTTTGTCTTCTCATCAGCATATAGCTTGTCAGACTTCTGTCTATTGCACTGCCAATGCGCCAATTGCAAGTTAGCAATGTCAGATGGATGTCCATTCTTATTTACTGGAACGATGTGGTCAATAACTGGACTTAATGGATGAGGATATCTCAGGTCTTTGTCTACAGGATGACCACATATCCCACAAGTGTTTCTTGTCTTTAAGATAATCTTTTTATTCTTCTCAAAGGCTACCCTGTGTGGTCCGCTACGGTCTGCACGGAGGGGGGTGGTATTCATCTAGGGAGGAGGTCCTTTCTTTTTAGGGTAGGGGGGTGGTATTCTCAAATGTAGCCCTCGGTATCTTTCAAAGCAGGGGTGTTTTTAGTGCACCCACCCCCTCTTATATTTAACATATCTTATATTCTGTTAAATAAAACTAACATTCTCAAACATCAAGCGTAGCAAGTGCTTACATCTATTTTATTAAAAACTAATTTACATTTTCTCAATGTGTTAAATAAATAGGTTTTTAATAGCTAAAATTCATCATCGAATCATCTAATTCATCCTGCTTAATACCTATATAATCAAGTGTGATGTCCGGTGATGAATGATTAAATAATTCCATCAAGATAGCTACATTTTGGTTTTTCCTGTAGTGATGATAACCAAATGATTTTCTCATGGAGTGAGTCCCAATATTTTTAAGTCCAACATGTTCAGCTGCTTGCTTTAAAATTTGGTAAGCAGCTACTCGACCTATGTGAGTTATCCGAACTCCATCCGTCCTGACTTTCTTTTTGCTAGGAAACAGATAGTCATATCCTTGTAGCTCATTCGTTTTGATGTAATGATTCAAGGCCTTTCTTAATTCCGGATTGATAGCAAAACGCTTGACTTTGCCTGTCTTCTTCTCAGTGACTTCTATTCTATCACTAGTCACATGTTTAACTTGCAGAGGTATGATGTCGCTGATACGCATTCCAGAATAAAGACCACACATAATCAGAACATAGTTTCGCTCACTCTTTGATTTTAAGAAGTTTTTCATCCGTTCAATATCATCAAGTTCACGAATAGGTTCTACTTTCTTCACGACATCACCTCCAAACTACAAGAAAAGGCAGGGTGTGCCTGCCTTCGTCTATTATTCGATAGTACCATTTTAGCACATAAAATCATATATTCACTCCGAACTTACTCCAGCTTTACTCCAAAAAAACTCCAAGTTTACTCCAAAATTTCAATCTGTTCACCGTTGCGATAAAGTTCTGCAAATGCCATCAGAGACTTATCCAAGATGTCGTAATATGAACTTTCTGAAAGAGACAAGTCCATTGCGATTGTTTCATCCTTCTTACAATTCCACTGAAGATACTTTTCAAAAAGTATCCTACGATATAGAGGATCGTGTAAGTTACTAACTGCTTGTTCAATTGCATCCAGCTCCATCTCTGCATCAACCTTTCTGATAGCCAGCTTTTCAACCTGACTGGTCGTGTCACTTCCAGGATTTCGAGGCATGAAAGAATACGTCGTGGTAACTTTCTGACCATTTTTGTCATTGGCCACACGACGCCAGCGAGGATAGCCTTTCAAGATTTTCTTGGCATTTTCTTTCGTTTTTGCTTCATTTATTTCAGGGAAAAAAGGCATCTCTCACCTCATTTCTATATATTTTTATTTTTCAAGTCTCATCAAAACTTTTAAAAAACGTTGCTAGATCATCGAAAAAAGAAGCAAGTGTTCTAGCTATATTCTTGAATCCTTCCCTGATGGTTCTCACAAGATCTTCAAGTTCTTCAGGACTTAACTGAGCCAGCTCTTGAGCTAGTCTCTCTTGCTCACGCAGTAGAGCTTGCTTAGCTTTCTTCTTCTTGATTCTTTTGTTCATCTGGTTTTCTCCAAATTCTTGCGAATATCTTCATAGTCCATAGCTTGAAAAAATTCATCATCGTCATAACTAGAGTTAAGGTAAAACCCGATATTTTTTATTTTATATCCAAAATCTTCCTTATAAATCCACTTACCAAATTCGACTACGCTGGGCATTCCACTATTCCTAGAAACCACATCCCCCTCAAAGATTTCCTTACCGTTTTTGTCTTTGAGTCCTGTTGATTGCATGATACATTCATAATCATCAAAATGTAACCAATCTTTTTCCTCTTCGATTCAAATGATAGGACAAGTCCAGTTTTCGTCATCTGTGTCACAATTGCCTACCATGACTTTGTAATTCATTTCTTTTCGCAGTCTATCCCACGCTCTATATTTTGGTATCATCCCAAATCCTCCTCTTTTACGAAAGTACCATCAATCCAACGACCCTTGCGGTCTTTAATTTCTTGGTAAGCCAGTTCGAAACATTCTTCGAAATCATAACCGAGAATATTGCTGATTGATTTTAGATATTCAACCGCGAATACTAAATCATAACGAAATATTCCACCGTATCTCCTATCGCTATACGATATAATTGCACAAATGTTTAAATTTAAGCTTTTAAAACAGTTCATTACATTTACTTCTTTAACGGGATTTAATCCCTCAAAAATCTTATGCACAACTCTTCGCTTAATTTCAAAGACTGCTTGTCTAGTCGTCCACCGTTCTCAAGGTCACGGTCAATAAACCATTGTTTGACTTTTTCTATTGTATTCATGATAACTCCTTTGCTATTGCTGCTATGACATTGACTGTCACGCTATTTCCTGCTTGTTTATATAATTGACTGTTAGAGTTGACCTCTTGCGCTTTGTCAAAAGCCCAGTCTGGGAATCCTTGCAATCTCCAACATTCACGAGGTGTTAGCTTTCTAATTCTAAATCCATCTGATAAATGATTGTTTTCGTGATAGCTATTGCTAGTTAAAGTAGGAGCGATGTCATGTTCTCCGCCTTTATTATAACCATGCCCACGCTGAATGATTTTAGGCTCAAGTCCTCCTCCTTGATAGGCTCTGATAGTTGGTGCGATGCCGTCTGTTTCGTAAACCACGCCACATTGATTAAAATTAGGTTGTAATACCCCAAATTGTTTTATAGTATTACATTTTATAGCTATCTTTTGCCCCTCCCCCTTGTTCGTTGTGAGCGTAGGAGCTAGGCCGTCAGCTTGATAGACTTCTCCATTCATGCCATTCCCAGACGGGTTGACATTACCGATTTTCACGACTGATTGGCTACTAGTTGACTGACTTTCTCCGCCGAAAGGAAAAACTCTTCTGGTACATTCTCCTCTAAGATGTCCGATAATGAACACACGTTCCCTATTTTGGGGGACTCCAAAATTCTTGCTGTTAAGCACTTGCCATTCCACGTTGTACCCCAACTCATCCAACGCTGAGAGGATAATCTCGAAGGTATTTCCTTTGTCATGGTTAAGGAGTCCCTTGACATTTTCAAGGAATAGATATTTAGGCCTGAGAATAGATGCGAACCTTGCGATTTCAAAAAACAAAGTTCCTCTAGTATCTTCGAATCCTCGTCTTGCTCCTGCAATAGAGAAAGCTTGGCACGGAAATCCTCCGCAGATAACATCAACATGTCCGATTCCTCGAATAGTGTCATCTGATACTGTTGTGATGTCATGTAATTCAATTTCTCCTTTCGTATCGTGTATAGCTTTATAACTAGCTCTTGCGAATTTGTCAATTTCGCAAAAACCAACACATTCATGACCCGCGGATTCCATTCCAAGACGAAATCCACCAATTCCTGCGAATAAGTCAAGAAATTTCACAACAACACCTCATCCCCGATCTTCACTTTATCGTATTGCTCTCTTGTGACTACGAAAATCCCATAATCTCTGATAGTCACAGTATACAACTTGCCATGTCGTCCTTTTTCAAGGACCTTACCAAATATCTCAGCGCCTGCATTATCCGCCTTGTAGATAACCATCGGCTTCTTCTCTTCTAAATCTCGAATCCTGTCCATCTGCCAGATGTTTAACCCAGCAGAGACGAGGATACATATTGCGATAAATCGTTTCATGTCTCCTCCTCAAAATAAAATTTACCATTAAAAGGCTTGATTTCAATAATTCCATAATCTAACCCAAGTCTTGCTATAAATGGCTTGCTGATTCTCTCGTGCAAGGTAGACATCTGCTCTCTGAATTCTTCTAACAGAAAAGTAGATTTATAGAAATTGCATTGATAGCAAGCAGGCATATAGTTATCGAAATTATCTTCTCCGCCTCGATAGTGAGGGTGTAAATGATCTACTCTCAAAGTTTTTAAGTCCAAAACCTTGCCACAATAAGCACAGTGGCCGTCATACTTATCTAAAACTTTTTGTCTCATGACTTTAGAAATGCTTTTTCGTTTCAATCTATGACCTCCTTTTCTACAGTAATAGTAAATTCACGGTCATTTATGTTTAAAGGTAGAACTACCCCTGTTTTTGAATCGTCTTTTAGCAAATCTAATACAATTTCTAAAACTTGCTTACCTAAAATCAATTGTGTCTCTAAAATATTTTGCTCATCTTCCATCATTTCAACTCCTTGTCCTTAATTTCTCCAGTAAGTCTATTTTCTAAAATGTGACTTGTATAGCAAATATCGCTTTTATAGGTATAGTGATTAACAGTTTCTTCAGCCCATTGACTTCGTGTGTAAGGGTATCTGTTTGGTCGTTTCATTGTTTCTCCTCCAACTTCTTAATTTCCCATTCAACCTCTTCTTTTCTGCGATTCAGGTCTGATAATTTCTGCACCTCAATTGCTTTTTTAACAACTTCGAGCCGTTCGATTTCTTCTTTAAACTCAATAAGCTTATCGACTTTTCGTGCGTATCCTCCGAAATTTTCAGCCCAGTTGTATTCTTCCCATCCGAAAGCTCTTCTTAATTCTCTTTTTTGCTCATTAAATTTTCTTGTTAACTCGTTATTAAGTAAGGCTTGCGCAATCAAGATGTAAACAGACATACCAATCACTAACGAAGAAATCAAAATCATTCCCCAAAACATTAAATCTTTCAATAGCTTCTCTATAGGAGACTTCCACCAGACCGTCTAAGTCGTTCAGGGCTTCAATATAGTCTGGACGACCTTCCCCATACTGCTCTTTCAAAAATTCAACAAAGAGATGAATTTCCTGATAGGTTACTCCAACCATGTTTCTTACCTCCCACTAAAACGGAAAATCATCTTCCTCAAGGGCGTATCCTGGCATCTGTTCCTCGATATTCGAACGGTTAGCAGTATCATCACGCTTTTCAAGTCGCTCAAAACCATCTGCGACCACCTCAGTCAGATAGACCCTGCGCCCCTCCTGATTCTCATAGTTCCTTGTCTGGATGCGACCCGTCACACCGACCAGATTGCCCTTCTTACACCATTCTGCGAATAGCTCCGCCTGCTTGCGCCACATCATACAGTTGATGAAGTCCGCTTCTCGCTCGCCGTTTGCTCCCTTGAAATTCCGATTGACCGCCAAAGTAAAAGTCGCAACCGCCACATTCGACGGCGTATATTTTAATTCAGGGTCTTTTGTCAAGCGCCCCACTAACGTAACATTATTGATCATCTTTCTTTTCCTTTCTTGCTGCACGTTCCCCAATTAAGTAGCCGAGAAATAGCCACAGAATAGCCATTCCAAATTCTTTAAAAAGTTCAATCATTTTCTTCTCCTCCTGAAAAAGTCGCTAAATAGTAACAATCCTTAGCACCGTAGTCAAACCGTGTCGTCCGCTGACCAATGTGCTTCTGAAACCTTGGATGAGTAATACCTGAGAAAGCCCACTGATGATCTTTCATCTGTTCGATAAGTTCATCGACATTGTCAAACGTCCCAAGGTAAAACTTGCAGTGCCCATTGTAGACGAAGTAAAGCTCTAACATCACTCCACCTCAACAGGGTAAAAATTCCCAAAGGAACCCCTCAATGCCTTGCCGACCTGTACGGCGGCCGACCGAGAAATAAACCGCATGGCTTTCTTCTCTTCTGAACATGAAATGTCCAAGCCGGTCACTCCGATAACCACGGATCTCAGAAAGGGCTTATCCTCTCTTGTTCCATGTCTTAAAATAAACATCAGCTACCTCCATTCTAAAAATAGTGCTTTCGCTTATTTGTCAAATCATTGAAAACCATCAAATGGTCTTTATCTACACCCTTCATTAGTCTGGACATAAAGGGTCTGCCATATCTTTTCTGAATATCAGCAGAAGTCAAATTGGTGGTAATGATTGTATTTGAACGCTTATTCAGGATATTGTAGAGAATAGTAAACGACCATTCGCTATCCTTCTCCATGCCCAAATCATCCAAAACCAAGAACTTAGCACTGGCAATTTTATTGACCAGAAACTCTTCCTGACTAAAATCAGCTTTAATCTTCATCAGTAAGTCCGTCACATTGATAAATATAGCAATCTCTTTCGTGTACTCAGATAGAGCCTTAACCATCGCAAAAGCCAAATGGCTCTTACCCGTTCCAGCTTCTCCTTGTAACACGATGTTGTTCCTAGCACCCTCAGACCACTCACGACAAATCCGCTTTGCAAAAGCTAACTTTTCAGCTTCTTTTTCAGTGGGTGTCTCAAAGTTGTCCAAGGTCGCATTTTTCAAAACCTCATCATAAAGAGAAAACTTATCAAGATAGTATTTCCTCTCTCGCTCATTCTCAGCGTTAGCCAGTTCATTCACTCTTGCCTGATTCTCTTCATGGATCCGCTCAGATTCACACATACGGCACACAACACTCTCAGTCCTTAATATCTTTATCAAAGGTATGTTATGCTTTTCGCAAAACTCTTCTTGTTGCTCTGTATTCCTGTGATAAGATAAGGCAATTTCCTCAAACACATTGTCTACCATGACAGACGACCTCCGCATTCATGCCAGCTAGCCATTTCAGACAAGCAGGTAATCACTTGATGAATTGGTTGGTTGGCTAAAAGAGTTTTCTTCTCGTAGCTTAACGGATAGTAGTCTATCTCGAATTGTTCAATCAGTTCTAGTACCCCCATTCGTCCTTGGTCTCCTGTTCTTCTTTCTTATCCTTATTCTTTTTCTCTGATTGACGAACCTGCTCAACAGTCGTAACATTGTTCATCTGCCAATTTCTTAAAATACCACCAATATATTTGATGTTGGGCTTTCCTGAGTTAATAGCAGTCTTCAGTGCTTCCTTTACCAAATCCACATCATTCTCATTTAGGAGATGGTTGATTTCTTCAATCTCAAATCCAGATAAGAGTCTACGAAATTCAGATTGAAACAGTTCTAAGATATTTTCTTGACCACCACTACTATTAGTAGTAGTTATTCTTTTCTTACTCTTATCTTTATCTAATCTATTCTTATTCTTATCTTCTTCTAGTGCGTTACCGTCCGTTACTGTAACGTTACCTGTAACGTTACCAAGAACAAGATTTTTCTGTTTTTTGCGGTATTTGGCTACACGGTTACGTGTCTGTTCCTTGATTTTCTCCATTCCATCAACGTTTTGATGTTTTTCCCAATTGGGCAGGCTAATGATTCCATCGATAATCTCAATCATCCCGAACTGTTCAAAGACTCCAATAGCCATTCTTACTGTATTCAATGGTCTACGAAAAATAGTAGCTAACATTTCATCTGTATAGTGAACCTTATCAGTCATCATCAGCAAACCATTACTGTTATGTTTTCCAGCAAGTGTCAAAATCTTGAACCATATCACTAAGATGGCATCAGGATCAGGTAAGGCATCAATCAGGCAAATCTTTTCATCGTCAAAAATATCGGTTGTGATTTTAATCCACTTGATTTCAGACATACCGAGCCCTCCACTTCCTGCGATTCGCACGGTACTTCATCCGCATATCCTCATAGATGTGCATCCCCTCTAGCGCCATCTTCTCAACTTTTAACAGCTTATTTTCAGATACAACACCACGATAATCCTTGGCTAGTTTTTCATAGTCGGTTAGGTATTCTTTGATGAGTGATATTTTTCTATTCTCGTCCTCTAAATATATTTCAAAGTCAGACTTTTCTTCATCAGACGACATCATTTCAATATTCACTCTCTCATGCCACAACAGCCATTCAATCAATTCTTCCATTTCCTGACCTCCTCACTTCAAGATGTGCATTTTAGGCTCTGGCAATGCTAAAGGCTCAGGACGCAAGCCTTCAGGACGTTCATTGTCGTAGGTAAAGCCCTTGAACGGACGACGGATATTCTTGCGAATTTCTTGCCATTTGTCCTCTCTGCCACGTTCGTATGCATGGTTATACCCTTGGATAATCATAGACGCAAATCCTTGCTCTTCTCGTCTTTCTTTTTCCTTACGCTCCTCTTGCAATTTGATATGACGGCAAAGCCCTGCAAATCCAATCAGCAAAGCTCCAACACCCATCAACTGGTCTAAAATCGGTGGTTCAAACATTTTTATCTCCTTATGCTCTTAATTTTCGTACTTCTTTTTCTAATTCCAAAATCTCGTAAACATCATTGACATCGTACATAATATCTTTCCCTTGCTTACGAAATCTTAATCCTTTGCGTTCTAACTTCTTAATATAGCCATGAGTGAAGCCGAACTTCTTCATCAAGGCCTGTTGATTGATTGGCATGCGATCATTCTCTAACTGCTCCTTGACCTGCTTTTCAGCAAAAGCCAATAATTGATTCGTGAACAATTCGGCACTTTCGCCGTCCAATCGTAATTGTAACGTTATACCTTCCATTTTTTTACATCCTCTCAACTATGCGGGCAAGCATTTTTGTGATATAATGGTTTTAATTATTTTAGTATGCGCCTGATTTCCGTCAGGTGCTTTTTTGTTATCTAAATTCATCCAAGCTGACTTCCAGTGCGTCAGCAATTTTGCACATATTCGGCCAAGAAAGGTATTTCACCTTTCCATTTTTTAAGTCAGAAAAGAAACTTCGATTAACTCCAGCCATCTTAGATAATTGATAGCCATTCAAATTTCTTTCTTGCATGATTCTGTTTAACTGTTCCCACATTTTACACCTCCAAAAACACTATATGTTGTTTTACAAGTATATTTAAACAACAACATGTTGTGTTTTTCTGCAATCTATGTTATAATCATTCTTGACTGAGACCTCTCACCGTTTTAGTCAAAATTTCAACAGAAAGGAGGAAAGTCTATGGACACTAATCAAATTTTGATAACTTTTTTAACTTCATGCGTCCCTGCGTTTCTTGTTTATCTCGCAAATAAACATCAAACTGATTCCAAAATAAAAGAATTAAAGGCACAATCTGAAAGCGAATTACAAAGGCTTGAAAAAGAGCATGAATTAAAACTGGATGCCTTAAAACAAAGCCAGCAAGTAGATATCACTTCAAAATTCCTTACAGGCGAACTTGATTTCCAGAATATCGCTAGAGCCATTGATGGTATCACAGAACTACAAAAAGTTGTAGACAAGTTACCAAAATAAATTGATGAAAGTAGGGTACTTACTCTGCTTTTTTTAAAACTTTCAAAAGTATTGACATCCCGTTAACTACTCCAGCTAGATAACCTCGTCCATAGTCTGTCATTAAGAATTCCAATAATTCAATTGTTTCTTCTTCGGTCATATTTATCCTCCACTCCTCAAATTTTTCCAAATATATTTTTCGCTTGTATATTTCCAATATCAATCTTATTGATATTCAATACTAATTCAGGGTCTGCCTTTATTAAGGTATGGCCTTTTTTTCCGCTATACGGATACCGTCTTGGTCTCATTTTCTTCCCCTCCTACTCTAAATCAACCCAGCTTTCATCGATGCCTAGGACATCGCACACTCGGTTTTTTAATTTGTCACTACCTTTACCATACTTCAGCAATTCTGAAATGGTTGGCTTCTTCACTCCACAAGCACGAGCGAGGTGTGTTTGTGTCATTCCTTCTGAATTCAATTTGTCTTTGACAATCTGAATCCACTTTTGATGTTGTTGGCTCATTTCTGACCTCCTTTTTAAAAATATTATCTAAAAAGTTAGCGAATTCCTTGACAATTTTAAATGAATGATTTAAAATCAAGACATAGAGAAAAGACCTACTAAAAAGTAAGGTTTACCTATTCAAAACGGACGGCAATCAGTTTTTTAGGTTTTTATTTTTTTAGTTGTCTATTTCGCTAACTCTTTAGCTTACGGATATTATTTTAAATTATTTATTTAATTTTGTCGACAGTTTTAATCATATAATTTAAAATATTTCTTCGTAATGCTTAGAAAGGTTGATAAATCAATGTTTCTGACATTTGAAAGAATTAAAGAACTAGCAAAAAAACAAGGTCTTTCTTTAAATGCCTTGGAAGAAAAGCTAGGATACAGTAGAAATACACTTTATTCATTAAAAAAACAAAAAGCTAGTACTGAAAGAATGCAAGAAATTGCTGACTTTTTCAATGTTTCTTTAGATTATCTTCTAGGACGTACTGACAATCCTGCTATTTCAAGCGACCTTGTCACTACTGCTGACGGCCGTGTGGTCGACTTGTCTAATCTTCGTGAACGTGTGGTCTTATTTGATGGGAAACCACTATCAGATGAAGATGTAGACAAGATTGCGCAGATCATTAAACTCTCTTTGGGGGTATCCGATATTGAAAGTGAATGAGTTACTGGATGAATACCAGGTCACACTCTATCTCTTCCCTGAGACTATGTGGGAGCGTAGGGGCTTCTATTTCCCCGATGAGCGCATCATTTACGTTAATGGTAATCTTAGCCAGGAAGAGCGAGAAAAGGTCATCCTGCATGAATTAGGGCACATAAACCACGACCCAGCCAATTACAAACGGCTGCTATACAAATATGAGAACGAAGCAGACCGCTTCATGATTCGACATCTCATCTCTGAAGAACTCGCACAGTATGAAGTATCCGACTTCAACTGGCTCCAGTTTGCAGAAAGACATAAAATTTCAACAACCTGGGGCGAGGATATGATTCAGGAAGAGTTTTATAAATTAACTGGTAGTTAAATATTTAAAAAAAGGAGTAAAATCTTATGGGATTTTTAAACAACGTTAAACAAGAATCGTCATTTTCTACAGCTTCAGGAACGAATGGACTACACTACGTCGTTCTTCAAGTAACCTTGAAAGAAAAATTCTTTGGTACTGGATCAGGGAATTTGACAGAACTGGAAGATGTAATTAATAAACAAGCAGCTAAAGGATATAGACTACATACAATCAGCACTACTAATGGTGGAAGTAAAGGCCTTGGTGGTGGAGACCGTATTCAAGCTACTATGGTTTTTGAAAAAATTATTTAGTTAGATTTTTTCACTATCACCTTTAGAAAATATGAAAGTAAGAACTTTTTATATATCCTACTTGACAAAAACACAAAAAGACTCTATAATGTATTTATACGAATTGGTCCGGATGCCCGATGCATCCTACCGAAAGAGTCTCAATACATTATTGAGGCTCTTTCGTGCTTTATAGGAGAAAAAATGAAACCTTTTTCCGATTTTAATAAACAAATTAAAATATTAGAAAATAGAAA